GGATCAAAGTCCACTTCAATGTCAAAGAACGCTGTCTGTAGCTTGGGCGATGTGGCACCCAGGTAGTTGGTTTCCAGACAACGGAATATGGGATTGATGTCTGACTCCCACACACGCTTGTTGCTGTTGATGCGCAGTTCTTTGTGATATTCTTTTGAATTGCGAGTGTTGAATCTAGTGACCGGCGTGCCATAAATGGTGCGGTGCTTGCCTCGCGGATCGTCGTAATAAAATATATAGTCGGCAGGGTATTCACGATACTGCCTTTGACCATTCACACGTTCGACCACGTGTATCTTGTCTTTATCTCGCTCGTACAGAGCGTCTACGTAACTCATGTCATTCTCCTTTGCACCACTTTGAGCTGGCACCACTCTACATGCCGTTTTGTGTCCGGCGAGACAATAATATTTATAACACCATTCGGGCCAACGCAATACTATCAATCGAAACCAACAGCATGTAATTGGCCAGCATGCCAAAGCTCTTCCTGGACCAAGCGGCCCAGCCGAAGATAGCACATTGGGTGATGAATAATGGATACAGTATCAAAAAAGGTGGATTCGGCACAGTCAGCATCATTGTAAAACTACAACCGATACTGAGCATCCATGCCAGAATCTCTAGTGTACACCTTAGTGGATTGCTTTTCCAGTCTTCTCTTACCCAATCGCTGATGTTATATACAGCATCAGCTATCAAAGAGTCTTACCTACTGTTTCCAAGATGTCGTTGAGTTCTTGGTGATCAGCATTGTGCTTGCCCAACTCAGCTTTGTGTGCAATGCGGATGGCCTTCTTCAGCACCGCAGGCTTGACTTCCAGTTCTTCTGCAATGGCCTTGATTGTGTCGTTGAGACCTTCGCTGAGTGTTTCAACTTCCTGCATGACCTGCATGCCTTCGTTGATTAGTTGTGTGAGTTTGGCTTTCTGTTCGCCACTGTACATACGTGCTGACATTTGAATATCCTCCAATTGAAACAAATTATATAACGATCTGTTGAGGAATGCAAGTTTATTCTGTTTTTATTTTTGCCAAACCAACAGCACTCAACAGGCGGATGTACATCCAGCCTATATCAAATTCCCACCAAGTCTTAGAGAGGCGGGCACTCGCTGGTGCGAGATGGTGGTTGTTGTGCAGTTCTTCTCCGCCAATAACAATGCCCCAAGGCACAATATTACGACTGTGATCTTTTGTTTGTCCATTGCGATATCCTATCCAGTGTGCAAGTCCATTTATGACTCCAGCGGCCCAGAACGGTATCCACAGCATCTGCACACCCCATACTATAACACCCACAGGGCCAAATAGCAACAGGTCGATGGCCAACATGAGCATGATGCCCAGTCTGCTGTGCGCAGTGTACACATTGCGCTCGATCCAGTCATCGGGTGTGCCCACACCATACTGTTGGATCATGTCAGCGTCCTTGCTGGCTGAATGGTAAAGCCCTGCTCCACCAAACAGCACACGCCAGATACCGTACACATGGGGAGTGTGTGGGTCACCGGGTTGGTCACTGAATCTGTGATGTTTGCGATGTATGGCCACCCATTGCTTAGTAACCATGCCTGTGGTCAACCACAGCCAGGCTCGCATGAAGTGTTGTATGACAGGGTGGAAAGTGACGCCGCGATGCGCTTGGCTACGATGGAGGAAAAGGGTCACACATGCGATGGTAACATGTGTCACCATCAGGGTATACAGTATTAGATTCATTTAGGGTCTGGTTTTGACAGATCCTTGATTACTTTGATCTCGTCTTTGGTTTCTTTGAGCAGTTGCTCGGCTGTGTCTAGATGACGATGCATGTCCTGCCACCAGTGTAGGATACTGCGTATGGTACGCACAGTCCACAAGCACCAGCCAACGATGACAAAAGCTGCCAGCGCCAACATGATATTCTTGTACAACACCCAGTGGTCGAATCCTTCAATGTGCATGAACACCGTCGCCAACGCCGTGCCGGCAAGAAGGGTGAGTACTGTGTGATGCCAGACCTGGCATTCCGTAGCTAATTGATCTGAACAATATTTTCTCATCTCACAATCGTACTTCGCAACATCCAGGAATGCTTGCGATGTGCATCCATGCGTTCAGCAAGGAAGTTTGCAAGTCCGTCTTCGCCCTGTGCAGTGGCCATATCGAAACACATCTTCAAGATCTTGACCATCTTGTCTGAATCGCCCAGCAGTTCCTGCACCATGTCAGCGTCATCGGGCACGTTATTTTCGTCATGTACCAGGCTCAGCATGCTGAACCGGCTGTTGCTAGCTGGAACAAATGTGTCCAAGCTACGTATCTTTTCAGCAAACTCATCTATGCTGCCATATACTTCTTCGTAGATCCTGCCAAACAGATCATGCATCTGTGGAAAGAAAGGTCCTGTGACATTCCAATGGAAATTGTGTGCTTTCAGGTAAAACGTGAATTCACTGGCAAATGCTATCTTGGTGGCTTTTTTCAAATCATCCATGTTGTTTAACCGTATGTGGGTCCTGTTCTAGTGCCTGAAAGTCCATAGCCTGCATTTTGCAAAACCGGATTCCATGTTGTGAGTCCGCTGTTGACAGTGTGCCAGGTTTTGTCGTCTGGGTTCTTATAATATGTATTTATTATCTTGTGCCACTGCGAGCCTACCTTGGTATAGGCATTGGTCACCTTGTGCCACACACCTCCAGAGTCTTTTACCCAGGGATAAGGGTTGGTTCCCAGCTCAAACAGTGCCAAACCATTGCCTCCAGGAGCGTCTGCATAGCCGCCACCAGCAAAGGGTGTGGGAAAGTAATAGTTGCCTAGGTTTACACTTGGTACCGTGGCTGGAGTCTGTAGAGATCCAGGTTGCAGTACAGCCTGTGGGCAATAGGTGCGGTTGATGTAGCTGATACCACTTTGTCCAGCTATGCCGCCACCGCCTATGTAGGTGTTGTCGCTCTTGCCACAGTGGCCACCTAGACCACCTGCAAAGCCGCCTCCGCCTCCGCCTCCGCCACCACCAGTGGGTGACTTGCTTCCCACGGCGCTTTGGCCGTTGACACCGGTGTAGTTGCCAGTTCCGGATGCGCCTGATGAGTTGTCATTGAAAGCATACAGACCAAAATTCTTGCTGGCGCCACCGCCACCTCCACCACCGGCAATGATGGCTAGAGTGGTTGATGTGACTGATCCAGCTGGCGTGATGCTGAGCACAGTGGCTCCACCTCCACCTCCACCTGAAGCAGTGGGTGTGTATGCTCCGGCTGCTCCGCCGTTGCCACCACTGAAATAATCTGTTCCGTCCACACGACTGGTGCCGCCCAGGCCGCCTGCTACTGCGGTGCCATTTACATCACCGTTGGCCCAGGTCTGGAGATCGCCCTGCGCACTGGCACCTGCTTGACCACCTTGTCCAATGCTGATGTCCAACAGGTCACCCGGAGCAACCACGATGGGAATGATAGCCGCGCTGCCGCAAGCACCTGCACCACCAGTCTGTCCTCCGTTGAATGACGCACTGCCACCACCACCACCACCTGCGCCCCATAGATACACAGTCATTGAATAGATACCAGCTGGTACCACATATTGATAACGCCCTAGGGTAGGATACGCGGCGCTGGTAAGTTGTTGTGTACTGTAAGCACTCATTTATCTTGATCCTATTGCTTGGCCTGTTGGGCCTGTTGTTGTGTCTGCAGGTCAGTCATCTTCTTGATCAAGGTCTTGAGATTGGATGTGCCTGTGTTGTTGGTCAGCACCGGTTCCATCTGAGCAGTGAGCTGTGCCATGTTCTTGGCTTCGTCGGGCGTGAGTTGTGCGCCGGGATTCTTGTTCAGCTTGTCAAATGCACCAGTGACTTTGGGCACGTTGAGTGCAGGATCCACTGTGGTCTTGATCTGGCTGAGATGGCTGTTGATGTCTTGCTTGGTTTTTTGCTGTTGCTGTGTTATCTTGCTGAGATCCTGTGCCGACAGCTTGGCTGGTTGTGCTTGATTTGCCGCAGGAGTAGGAGCAGTGCCATTGGCTGGTTGTCCTGCCACACCCGGTTGTCCTGGAATAGTAGGTGGTGCTATGCCACCCTGCTGTGGTTGTGGTGCTATGCCACTGGCAGTCTGGGACGCGGCTTTGGCCTGCTGTGCGGCCACTGTGCTGGGAGCACCTGACATGGACACAGCACTGTTGGCCAC